AGGACATGTGTTCGCAAACGCAAATTTTGCAGACGGCGCTTCTGGTTCTTCTACAACTGGTATCTCTTCCGCAAAGTTGGGTGTTAGCACAATCGCTACCACTGCAAACTTAAATTTGAGAATTATGGGTATCCAAGATGACCCTGAGAACTCAGATTTTACCGCAGCGGGTATCCCTGTAATTGTTCGTTTAAACAACTCCTTCAATTCCGCCAATGGCGCGATTGCAGGTGGTACTGTTTCAACGACTGGCGTATAAGGAGACTGACTTATGGCTATATCTCGCGCACAACTAGCGAAAGAGTTGGAACCAGGTCTCAACGCCTTGTTTGGTATGGAGTACGAAAGGTACGAAAACCAACATGCAGAGATCTACACTACTGAATCTTCAGATCGAGCATTTGAAGAAGAGGTTATGTTATCCGGCTTCGGAGCGGCACCGACTAAATCAGAAGGTGGCGCAGTAAACTTTGACGACGCTAACGAAGCATACACTGCTCGTTACAACCACGAAACAGTAGCGTTGGCATTCTCAATCACTGAGGAAGCTATCGAAGACAATCTCTATGATCGTCTTGGTTCACGTTATACTCGTGCGTTGGCTCGTTCAATGGCACACTCAAAGCAGGTTAAAGCTGCATCTGTATTGAACACAGCGTTCACAGGTGGTGCAACTGCGGGTGGTGATGGTGTTGCACTATGTGCGACTGACCATCCTCTAACTTCTGGAGGTACATTTGCCAACGAACCTGCAACTGCTGCTGATTTAAACGAAACATCTCTTGAAGATGCTTTGATTAATATCGCAGGATTTGTTGACGAGCGTGGTTTAAAAGTTGCTTTACGTGGCATGAAGTTACTTATCCCAAGACAACTGCAATTCGTTGCAGAGCGTCTGATGGTATCTAACCTTCGTGTTGGTACAGCGGACAATGATACAAACGCACTAAGATCAATGGGTATGTTGCCTAACGGTTATGCCGTTAACGACTTCCTAACAGATCCTGATGCGTTCTTTATCATGACTGATGCTCCTCGTGGAATGATCCACTTTGAGCGTACTCCGCTATCCACAAACATGGAAGCAGACTTCGACACAGGAAACATGAGGTTTAAAGCTCGTGAACGTTACAGCTTTGGGTTCTCAGACCCACGTTGTATCTTTGGTTCACCTGGAGCCTAAACTGTGATATAAGGAGGTATTACCTCCGTAAGGATTGGGGCGACTTCGGTTGCCCCTTTTCTATTCTCTCCTCATTCATTGCTTGAATCACTCGAACTAAATCCATGTATGCTTTTACCATGGCGTTCATTTCATGGTTTCCTCTTATCCATCTGTCTTGAGGGATTCCACGCAATGCACGTTCACATATTTTATCTGCTATTTCAAAGTGTTCCTGATTTTTAACTTTTGGTTTATCCAACATTATTACCTACCCTGTTATTGAGTCTTTTAAATTAGATCAAAGTACTGTACGATGCAATCATCCCTGACAGTCACATGGTGTGGCTGACTAACCCTAGACAGGAGATCGACATGGGTACAACAACTTTTTCAGGTCCGATTCGGGCAGGTAACATCAGAAATACAACGGGCACTACCGTTGGATCAGACATAGCCAACGTTGGCTATGTTGTAATGACTCAACAACATGTAATGGATATATCTGGCGGTGCTGTTGCAGCAGAAGCCACAACTGTAGTGATTCCCGCTAACTCAAAAATCGTAAATATAATTATTGATTTAGAGGTAGCTGCTAACACCACAACAAACATTAGTGTTGGTGATACTGTAGGCGGCGCAGCGACTCTGGTTAATGCTGTTGCTTCTGGAACCACTGTAGGTATTAAAGCATTAGGTGCTTCTGGTGGTGGTACACTTACATGGAAGAACACTGGTACAGCCGATTTAAAACTAACAGCTACTTCAAGCGCAGGTACGAATGCGGGATCAGTTGTTATAACAGTAATGTATGCTCAAGCTTTTAATACTACTGTTCAACCTTAATAGGAGATGTTAAATGGCTGCTTCTATCTTTGCAAAGACAGCTACGGCGACTGGCACACTACAAAGTGGTCGAACTAGATTAAAAGCGTTTATAGTAAAAACCGCTAGTTCTGGTTCTCCACAGGTTGTGTTTAAAAATGGCAGTGGTGGCGCAACTCAGTTAGACGTGGTGTTTAACACCAGTGACTGGGTTCAAGTCTCCATTCCAGATCACGGGGTCATCTTTGACGATGAGTGTCATATTACCCTAACTAACATAACCTCAATAACAGGTATGTTTGGTTAATATTATGGCAGAGCGCAAAAGCGATAAAATGCCAAAACGAAACAAGAAAAATTTCCGCTCCACTAAATCTGGGGCGGGGATGACTAAAGCAGGAGTTGCAGCTTATCGCCGTAAAAATCCCGGTTCTAAGTTAAAGACTGCTGTAACTGGTAAAGTAAAAAAGGGAAGTAAAGACGCAAAGAGACGTAAGTCTTTCTGTGCTCGATCTGCGGGTCAGATGAAGAAGTTTCCCAAAGCAGCAAAAGATCCCAACTCACGTTTAAGACAGGCTAGGAAAAGGTGGAAGTGTTGAACAAGCAAGTCACGATAACTCTCGTATCAGCTTTCATACTTGGTGTCGGAGGCGTAGGATACAGTTGGGCTGATTGGGTCACTAAGACTCTTATCGCTGTTGATAAACGAACAGAGGTTATGGCCTTACAACTTGATTATATAAAAACAGAGATGGAGAGGACATATGGCAATCTCGAGGGCGCAGATGCGACAGCAAGTATCCAAGCCTCCATCAAAGGGGATAACTAATGGCAAAAAAGAAAAGCAAAAAAGACGCTTGTTACCACAAAGTAAAAAGCCGTTACAAGGTATGGCCCTCCGCTTACGCTTCGGGGGCACTGTCAAAGTGCCGAAAAGTGGGGGCCGCAAATTGGGGAAACTCTACTAAGAAAGCAGAAGGTGGAATAGTGTCTTCTATAGATAATCCCAAACGACCTCCTAAGAAAGGTTTTTATGGAGGAGGCATTATTGCCTCTGGTTGCGGTCAAGTAGAAGAGTCAAGGCGTAAGACCACAAGGACATTTTGATGGCGAAAAAGAACTCTTTGCGGGAATGGTTTGGTCAGAACGATGGTAAAGGTTGGGTTGACTGCAAAACAGGAAAGCCCTGTGGTCGTCAAAAGGGAGAGAAGCGTAAGGGGTATCCCGCTTGTCGCCCTACTATGGCACAGTGTACATCTGCTGCGAAGAAAAAGAAGTCCTCAAAACGGATTAGTTGGAAGAATAAAAAAGCTAATGGTGGTTTAGTAAGAGTCTTTTGAAAGGAGAACTCACATGGCAATGAAGAAAAAAGGTTACAAGATGGGTGGTAAGGTTAAAGGCATGAAAGCGGGTGGCAAAGTCAAAGGCATGAAAGCGGGTGGCAAAGTCAAAGGCATGAAAGCGGGTGGTAAGGTTAAAGGCATGAAGATGGGTGGTAAGGTTAAAGGCATGAAAGCGGGTGGTAAGGTTAAAGGTTACAAAGCCGGGGGTCAAGTTAAAGGGCTAGGCTTTAAAGGAATCTTTTAAACTGTATGCCTTATCTTCAAAGCAACATACCTTACTTTAAAGCGTGGGTTCGTAGAGAATATACCCATAACCATGAGAAGTATCACGGCGAGTTTTTACATGCTATGGTCATAGCTGTAACAAGTATGCCTAATAGATCGTTAAGTTTTCAAGTAATATTCACTGGTTGTGAAGCTGAAGACGAAGAAGAAGACACCGTTCATGGCGGTGCAATGTGGGCGCGAATGCCTCTCACGGCATTGGTGGCAGATATTCCATTAGCTGAATGGCCTGTGCCAATGTCAACACATGATGCTCAACCGTGGGATTGTGCGTCACATGATCATGCGGTGTATGTTTTAGATAGGGCTACACCATGTCCATGGATGGCGAAGATTGATGGACAGTTCTTCCCTGCAAAGTATTTATTTACTGTAGACTACACAAACTCTGAGATTGCAGATGATCCGGCACAACATAAACAAAGTCATGTGATGCAGTTGTTGGATGCAGGAGAGTGGACTGGGAATATAGTAGCGTTACCAAATAATCGAGTAAGGGTTACACATCCTGCTTGGTTTGCAGTGGGCGAGGGTGCACCAGACTTTAGACCCTCACAACATATACACTATTCAAAAAGTGATTTAGACTATACACTAGATGTCAATCGAGTGTTCGATAATCTTTATAACCAGGAGGATAATGATGGATAACTCTGAAAAGAAAGCTCCCAATGAAGGGATAAAAGCATTAAGAGAACAGGCAAAAACAAATCCTAATGCTAAAAAAGCATTGGATAACATAGGCTATAAAAACGGTGGCGCTGTTAATGTAAAGACAAACCAGAAACCACATATGAGTTGATACAATGACAACATCAGGATCAAGAGACTTCAACATGGATGTTGGCGAAATTATTGAGGAAGCGTATGAACGCTGTGGCCTCGAAGTTCGCACGGGTTATGATGCAAGGACGGCACGTAGGTCTATGAACATTATGTTTGCAGATTGGGCTAATCGTGGTCTTAACTTATGGACGGTAAAAGAAGCAAACTTTACTGTAACACAAGGAACATCTTCTTATTCGTTAGCCTCAGACGTTGTCGATGTATTAGAGGTTGTGGTTAGACGTAATAGTACAGACTTTGAAGTACAGAGAATAAGTCGTAGTGATTATGCAACAGTCCCGAATAAAACTACGCAGGGCAGACCTAGTCAATATTATTTAGACAGGCAAATTACTCCTGTAATGTATTTGTGGTCCACACCAGAAAACTCTACAGATCAAGTTCGTTATTATTATGTACGCAGGATAGAAGATGCAGACGCTCTTGTTAATACTACTGATATGCCTTTTCGCTTTTATCCTTGTATGGTGGCGGGGATAGCATACTACACGGCTATGAAACGAGCACCAGATCGTATACAGATGTTGAAGACAGTTTATGAAGAAGAGTTTCAACGTGCAGCGGACGAGGATCAAGGTCGGACACCTTTGAAGTTGCAGCCTAGTTTGAGTTATCTGAGGGTGTAATGGCATACGCTAGTGGTAAACATGCTTATGGTATATCGGATCGGTCAGGTCGCCGTTATCGTCTTCGTGAGATGAAGACAGAGTGGACGGGTGCCAAGGTCGGTCCTGATGAGTTTGAGACTAAGCATCCACAGTTGTTTCCACCGAGAGCGTTTCCAGATCCACAAGCACTTCGGGGACCACGACCTGAAACTGAATTAGCTGAACAACGAGCTATTCAAACAGGATGGAATCCTGTAGGGTTTCAAGATATAGCGGGTATAAGTCCGCCTAATAACTTAGTTGCTACGGGTTCCGTTGGCACAGTAACGGTGACTACATCATGAGTTTTACATATGCACAGCTAAAAACAGCGATTCAAGACTATACAGAGAACGATGAAACGTCCTTTGTAAATAACTTACCTTTGTTCATCCGTATGGCTGAAGAGCGTATCCTAAAGGGTGTGCAGCTTAACTTGTTTCAAAAAAACCAATCTGGTGTTATGGCAACTGGAAACGAGTATCTGGCGGCTCCTACAGACTTTCTTGCTCCTTTCTCTTTAAGTATTGATGTAAGTGGTGCTAAAGAATTTCTTTTATTTAAAGATTTAGATTTTATTCAAACCTATAACCCAAACTCCACTACAACGGGGCAACCTCAGTATTATGCTCAATTTGATGTGGATAATTTTATTATCGCTCCAACGCCAGATTCTAACTACACGGTTGACATACATTATTTATATCGTCCCGCGTCTTTGACTGTGGGAACAGATTCTGGAACCAGTTGGCTGTCTGAAAACGCGGAACTTACTCTATTATACGCTTCTTTGATTGAGGCGTATACATATATGAAGGGCGACCAAAATCTCATGCAGTTGTATAACCAACGATATATGGAGTCTATGGCTCGTTTAAAGAATTTAGGCGAGGCTCAAGAAACGATTGACGAATACCGTCGAGGACCAGTTTTAAGGGGAAGGACATGATTCCAGAATTAAATATAGATTTACCAAAGGACTTTAAGGTAGAGGTTCACACCACTCATAACCGTGGCTTTACGCCAGAAGAAATAGCAGAACGGTGTGCAGATAAAATTATTTCAGTTTCGGATAGCACACATCCTGCAATACAAGAGCAGGTTTATGCTTTTCGGAAACGTATCGTACAGTTGGTTGGTTTCTATTTACGGGAAGCTGTCAAAAGTGATAGAACTACTGTATATAATGCAATCAAAGATGCAGGTCATCCCGACCTTGCAGAACTTATAAGGAGAATGTGACATGGCCTTTTCAGGTAACTTCATGTGTACAAGCTTTAAGAAGGAGCTTCTTGAAGCCAAGCACAATTTTTTAAATAGTGGAGGCAGCACCTTTAATCTTGCACTCTATACTAATAGTGCATCTTTTACGGCTGCGACTACAGCTTACACTTCCTCGAACGAGGTGTCTGGTACAGGGTATACTGCCAAAGGTGCGGCTCTGACTCGTGTTGATCCATCAACAAGTGGAACAACGGCACTTACCGACTTTTCTGATCTAACTTTTAGTACAGCAACAGTTACCGCTCGTGGTGCGTTGATCTTTAATGATACTGCGTCAGGAGATCCTTCTGTTGTGGTGTTAGATTTTGGTGGTGATAAAACATCTACCGCAGGTGATTTTACAGTTGTATTTCCAACAGCGGATGCAAGTAACGCCATTATTAGGATAGCGTAATGTCTAGCGTTGTCGTCCCCTTCACTGGTTGGGGTCGAGGAACGTGGGGTCAACTCGCTTGGGACGAAGGTTCCATTACAAACATTGGAGCTACAGGCCAGATTGGTTCTGTTACTGTAGTTGCCGACGCAAACACGCCAGTTACAGGATTAGTGGCTACAGCTTCGGTTGGTTCTGTTACTGTAGTTGCAGAGGCAAATGCCTCCGTTACAGGTGTATCTGGAACAGGTCAAGTCGGTTCTACCGCTGTAGTTGCAGAAGCTAACGTTTCTCCAACTGGTGTGTCTGGCACTGGAAACGTTGGTTCTGTTACGGTTACTGCCGATGCAAATGCTTCTGTTACTGGTCTTGGAGCTACGGCATCAGTCGGTTCAGTAACTACAACCGCAGACGCTAATGTTTCCGTAACGGGAGTTAATGCGACAGGAGCCGTAGGCACCGCAACAGTTAGCGGAGCAGCAAATATTCCTGTTACTGGTCTTGTAGGAACAGGATCTGTTGGCAGTGTTACGGTTGTTGCCGCATCCGATATTTCAGTCACTGGCGTAGCCGCAACAGGTGCGGTAGGAACTGCGACAGTTACAGGATTAGCAAACGTCCCTGTTACAGGCCTTGTAGGAACGGGCTCTGTTGGCAGTGTTACAGTCGAAAATGGAATAACCGTTAATGTAACGGGAGTTTCAGGAACGGGCTCTGTTGGAGCAGTTACAGTTATTGCTAAAGCAAGCGTGGTTCCAACAGGAATTGCAGCCACAGGTGGTGTTGGTCAAGTTCTTGTGTGGGGGGCTATTGTCCCAAATCAAAATCCAAGTTATACTCCAGAAAACCCAATTCAATCCCCTGGGTGGTCAAATGAAACACCATCACAAAACCCAGGTTGGACCCGAACAGCAGCATAGGATAAAAACATGCCCAGTACATATACATTAAATAACGGTATTGAACTCATAGCAACTGGCGAACAGTCAGGTACATGGGGTGATACAACAAATACAAATTTTACTTTATTAGATACCTCCCTCGACGGTCAGGTTTCGGTAACCCTTGGAGCCACGGGATCTTCTGGCTCTCCAAACACATTACCTGTTACTGACGGGTCAACCTCTAATGGTCGTAATCGTCTAGTTATTTTTGCAGATAGCGGAGATTTAGGGGCCACGGCTTTTGTGCAACTTACTCCTAGTGATGCAGAAAAAATTATATACGTCCGTAACAGTTTGTCTGGTTCGCGCAGCATATTGCTTTTTCAAGGCACATATAACTCAAGTAATGACTATGAGGTTCCTGCGGGATCAACGGCGGTAGTATTTTTCAACGGAGCAGGGTCAGGCGCGGTAGCGGCAAACATCTTTAACAATGCACATTTTGATGCTTTGAATGTTGTTGGGAATGCCACGTTTGGTGGTACGGTCACTGCTACGGGTACTTCTGTTTTTGCTTCACTAGACATCTCTGGCGATATAGACGTAGACGGCACTACTAACTTAGATGCAGTAGACGTTGATGGTGCAGTAAACTTTGCTGCTGACGTTACTTTTGCAGACGGTGCAGATATTATTACTGCTAGTGCAGGTACATCTAACTTCAGAGCAGGTGTCAACGCAGGTAACTCAATACAATCTGGCGGTAACTATAATACTGTTGTGGGCGATGAGGCAGGTACTGCAATTACTACTGGGGATAACAATGTTGCGATTGGTTATCAGGCAGGAGATGCCATTACTACAGGCAGTTTAAACACGTTTTTTGGTGCAGCAGCAGGTAGTGCGTCAGCAACTGTGAACAACAATACAGCAATAGGTGCTTTTGCTTTTGATGCAGGGACAGGAGCAGATAATACAGCAATAGGCTCAGGTGCTTTAGGTGGTGGGTCAAACTCAGCGGCTAGTAACGTAGCTGTCGGTAAGGATGCAGGTAATTCAATTTCAACAGGCACAAGCAACGTCCTCATAGGTAGTCTGGCAGGTGATGCAATCACGACAGGTTCTAGAAACGTAGCATTGGGTTACGATGCACTAGGCGCAAACACAACAGCCTCTAATAACACTGCCGTGGGTAATGCTTCATTAGATGCAAACACCACAGGTGCGCAAAATGCTGCGTTTGGTAGAAATGCTATGGGTGCTAACACAACTGGTTCATACAACACAGGGTTGGGGCAAGGTGCTTTAGTAGCAAATACTACTGGTGAATATAACGTAGCAGTAGGTTCTGATTCTCTCTCCTCTAACACCACCGCATCTGAAAACACGGCAGTTGGGTATCAGGCTCTTTACGATAATACTACAACAAATAGACATACTGCAATAGGCTATCAGGCACTTTACGATAATTCCTCAGGTATTAGAAATACTGGTATTGGTTGGAGTGCGCTGAAAGACAATACATCAGGTGACAACGGTGTGGCTGTTGGTGAACAGGCGCTTACAAATAATACAACTGGG